AGAACACCGGTTGAAGGCCAGATGAAAATAATGATGGATATATTAATGTATCTAAGCGACTCTGGGTGTAAAAATTTATACTGGACAGTAGAAAATAACACCATTGGTGAAGCTGCTCTTGTTGTTATTAGAGATACAGGAGAAGAACAATTCCCCGGCGAATTTTTAAATGAACCAAAGAAAGTGCAGGGCAAACGTGGACGTAAAGGTTTTCACACAGGGCATAGAAGTAAAATGGAAGCATGTTTAAATTTTAAACGTTTACTTGAACATGACAGAATAACAGTTAAAAGTAAAGCACTAATTAGCGAACTTAAAAACTTTGTTTCTAGAGGCAATAGTTTTGCAGCCAAACCTGGAGAGATGGACGACTTGGTTATGGCTATGATGTTACAAGTTCGTATGATAAACTATATTAGTACATTTGAAGATGCAATTTATGATGCAGTACATAGCGGTATCATAGATGATCCTGCTGATGATGAGGACGATGGGCCGTTACCGGTCGGCTTCCTTTAATTGATAAATATAGTTATGAGTGTAAACATATCCGGCATTGCAGAAAAAGTATTTAATATCCTCAAAGGGTTTGGGTACGGTGTAGATAGTTATGATCTAGAAGGCAAGCAAGTAGTTGATCCAACAGAGGCTACTCGCTTTGTAATCAGCGAGCCGAACATATTAGTAAGACTAGACCCAACAACTGAGACACTAGTACTAAACACTAGTGAAGATTTAGCAGATCATAAAGTAAGAAAAATGCTAAAAAATCTAAGTCATGATTCATTAATGAATTTTGATTTCAAAATATTTAATAGAACTATTAAAGCAAAAGGGGAATCAGCAGATATAGCACGACAAGCGGAGAAAGACATGGCAGACGTTATGGAAGGATTTGGTTCTTTAGAGGGATCAAGTAAAACAAGTTATCAAACATTAGAAAATATTAAAATTGTAGTGAAGCACAAGAAGCCTGTGAACGAAGAGGTACGTGGATCACGTAGTAGACAAATACACAGTATCTTTATACAACGCGGTGACGAGCGTTTCAAACTTCCTGAAAACAATCTGCAAATGGCTAGAGCAATGGCTCGTCATGTACAAAAAGGCGGAGAAGTTTTTGACCAAGTAGGCAGTAAAATTGTTGAAATGGCATCAGACTTAAAGAAACTTCGTGAATTTGTACGTTATGTACAATCAGCAAAAATTGTCAACGAAGAAAATGAAGAGTACGTTACACTTGCAAAAGAAAACATTAATCAAATTAAAAATTCATTTAGTAAAATAAGCGGCACTAAAACTTATGAATCAGCAGTAGAAAGTCTAGCACAAACTGAGAGTGTAGAAATAATTGAAGACGATCTAGACTTAGAAAGTAAATTTACAGTCAAGCATTTTGATAGACGTGTTGCAGACGTTATGGGAACACTACAAAATGCTTCTATTAGGAAACAAGCATTTGAAGGTTACATTACTAGAGCAATAGCAAATGAAACATTTGAAGGTCTCAGAAATGCGTTAATAGAGAATGACATGATTGACTTTGCTACACCACAGGCAAAATTAGGGCATCAGGTTAACCAACTAAGTTATACATCAAAAGATCCACAACTTAGTTCATACCTCCAAGGCATTAGTAAAAAGATTACATCCGGCGGACAACTTAACCAATTTGAATATGGTGCAATCAAGAGTTGTCTATTAAGTGCTAATCAAGTTAGAAGCGAGTACAATGAAAGCAGTGAAGACTTAGGCGCAAACTACGAAACATTCTTAGAGAAATTTGATATATTATAAGAAGAAACGTTGAGAAACGTCGCACAGAGTAGAATAAAAACCCGCTGAGTGCGGGTTTTTTCTAATAAAAGTATTGACACAGTATTTTAAATATGTAAAAATGTGTGAACAGTATAGAGGTGAATATGGATATTAATATAGAAGTTACAGATAGTGCAATAGACTTTTTGCAAGGACTATTGGAATCAGTAGACATGCAAGACCCTAAAGGTCCAAAGAGTAACATTAAAGTTTCTATAGAAAACCCAGGAACTCCACACGCAGAAACAATGCTATCGTATTGTAAAGAAGTAGATAAAGGTGATTCTGAAGTTATGCCTTTTGAAAATTTTGATATGTATATAGATAGACATAGCATCAAGTTTTTAGATGAAGCACAAATTAACTATGACAAAGATAATTTTGGTGGCCAATTAACTATTAAAGCACCCAACTCTAGAGTATCCAAGTTAGATGACGACTCTACGTTGGAGGAAAAAGTTAATTATTACTTGTACAATGATGTGGCACCTATGTTAGCATCACATGGCGGCAATGTAAAACTGCATACAATAACAGAAGATAATATAGCAGTATTAGAATTTGGTGGCGGATGTCAAGGTTGTAGTGCAATAGATATAACACTTACACACGGTATTGAGCAATTACTGTTAGAAAAAGTTCCTGAGATAAAAGGCATCAGAGATATGACGGATCACACTCAATCAGAAAACGCATATCAATAAACAAAGCATGTAGAAAAAACCCGCACTAGGCGGGTTTTTTTATGAAGGAGGTTTTTATATCAATTAAAAATCGACAACAAAGTAGTCAATAGAACAAACACAGGAATCTCCCAGGGTATAAATATTAGCCCTAAAATTATTGCCTGTTTCATACTGCTGGTGTCAGTGCCAAAACACTTACTAAAAATATTGAGATCAGTGTGAATAGTTCTGCTCCGTCTCTGAGTTTGTCTAAGTCCATTATTGTATATAAGTTTTAATTATGATAGATTATTACCAATGCTTATTTAGTAACTTTTCCAAAAAAACCGTGTTAATGAAGATTTTTTGCTAAATAACATTGTTAAACAAAAATGTGTCAACATTCTTAGGAAACGGTTGACTTTGTTTATCTAGGCAATTATAATAAACCCGCTATACACATTTAGTAGATAGCACACATGGCAAACATGGCACATACAAAGGAGAAAACATTATGGCCTCATTAGCAGAAATCCGAGCAAAGCTCGCCGCAATGGAATCGAAAGGTTCTAATCAATCGTCACAGCAAAGTGACAACGCAATTTACCCACACTGGAATATAGACGAAGGAACAAGTGCAACACTACGTTTCTTGCCTGATGGTGATAACACCAACGACTTCTTTTGGGTTGAACGTCAAATGATTCGTTTGACTTTCCCAGGAGTTAAAGGTGGTGATAACAAACCTGTAACAGTTCAGGTACCTTGTGGAGAAATGTACGGAGACACATGTCCTGTACTAACTGAAGTACGTCCTTGGTTCAAGGATGCTTCACTGGAAGACTTAGGACGTAAGTATTGGAAAAAACGTTCTTACATTTTCCAAGGTTTTGTAACTGAGAATCCTCTCAACGAACAATCACCTGAAAACCCTATTCGTAGATTTGTAATTTCACCACAAATCTTTAATATCATCAAAGCATCTTTGATGGACCCAGACATGGAAAATATTCCAACTGACTATGTAAATGGTACAGATTTCCGTGTAAGTAAAACCACTAAAGGGCAATATGCAGACTATTCTACAAGTAAGTGGGCTCGTAAAGAAAGTGGATTAGATGAAACTCAACTTGCAGCTATTGATGCAAACGGTTTGTTTAATCTAAAAGATTACTTACCTGCACACCCTTCGGCAGAAGCATATCAAGCAATCAGTGAAATGTTTGCGGCATCTGTAGATGGTGAACTTTATGATCCAGCAAGATGGGGTAACTTCTATAAGCCATATGGCGTTGAAGTACCAAGTACAGCAGTTCAATCAACAAGTGCATCAGCTCAACCTGCACCAGTAGCACCGGCTCCGGCTCCAGTTGCTCCTGTAGTAGAAGCGGCTCCGGTAGCACCAGCAGTTGAACCTGCACCTCAACCAGTAGCGGCAGAACCAGCACCAGTGGCTGAGCCTGCACCAGCAGAAGGTGGAAGTGCAAGTGCAGATGATATTCTTGCAATGATTCGTAACCGTCAATCTTAAGGAGAGAACATGCAAAAACCATTTGACTTAACTAAATTCAGGACGTCTGTCACAAAGTCCATATCTGGAATTAGTGCAGGCTTCCATGATCCACAGGATTGGATTAGTACAGGAAACTACACACTAAACTACTTAATAAGTGGAGACTTTACACAAGGTATTCCGCTAGGTAAAGTTAGTGTTTTTGCAGGCGAGTCCGGTTCAGGTAAATCTTTTATCTGTTCCGGCAACATCGTAAAGAATGCCCAAGACCAAGGATGTCAAGTAGTGTTGTTTGATTCAGAGAACGCACTTGATGAAGAGTGGTTACAAGCACTTGATGTTGACACATCACCTGAGAAGTTATTGCGTATTAGTGTTAGCATGATCGACGATGTTGCTAAAACTATGAGTGACTTCATGAAAGACTACAGAGCAAACTATGGCGATTTAGAGTATGATGAAATGCCTAAGTTGTTGTTTGTTGTTGATAGTTTAGGTATGTTACTTACACCAACTGATGTTGCACAATTTGAAAAAGGCGACATGAAAGGTGATATGGGTAGAAAGCCTAAGGCTTTAACTGCTCTAGTGCGTAACATGGTTAACCAAATTGCACCATACCCAGTAGGTATTGTTGCAACTAACCATACATACGCATCACAAGACATGTTTGATCCTGATGATAAGATATCAGGGGGTCAAGGCTTTATATATGCAAGTAGTATTGTAGTAGCAATGAAGAAACTGAAACTAAAAGAAGATGAAGACGGTAATAAAACTAGTACTGTTCAAGGTATTAGAGCCGCTTGTAAAGTTATGAAATCTCGATATAGTAAACCGTTTGAAGGTGTACAAGTTAAGATTCCATATGAAACAGGTATGGACCCATATAGTGGATTACTTGAAATGTTTGAAGCCAAAGGGCTTGTTGACAAAGTGGGTAATAAACTAGAATATATTAGTCCTATAACCGGCGAATCTATTAAAGAATTCAGAAAACAGTGGACATCAGAAAGACTTCAGGTAATTATTGATGAATGGAACGAAAATCCTACAGCAGAAGATTTAGATGTAGGTGATATCGATCCAGACTCTTTTGATAATGACACTGAGGAATTTATAGATGAATCCTGATATATCTTTTTTACACGATCTCTGGGATAGCATTAAAACCTTTACGCCAAAGAAAGAGAGACTTCAATTAGCAGAATCAGTTGTTAGAGTTTTTGACGAATATGCTGATATCGGTGATATTGAACCTCATCTCAATGAGTTTGACCATGCAATTAAAACTGCATTAGTAGAACACTTTAGTATTGGGTTAGATGACGAAGACCAAGAAGATCACGACTGGGAATAAAATATGAGTACCTTCTATAATAAAGTAGTTGACGATTTAGGAAATATAGTTAATGCTATAGAATACTATGAGAATGAACTGCAAGAAGCAAGGTATGAATGTGGTATTAAAGGTAGCCTGGAGAAATCCAGTGCTGCCTTACCTGGTATTACAGAGTATAGATTCAATCAGTTACAAGAAATCGAAGCAATACTAGAGCACTTAAACATTGCATTAAGAAAAGAACGCAGTCAAGTATTCCGTAGATACTTCGAGACTTATAACAGACAACTTAGCAGTAGAGATGCTGAAAAGTATGTTGATGGCGAACAAAGTGTTATTGATCTCACACATTTATGTAATCAATTTGCATTACTAAGAAACAAATACTTAGGTATTATGAAAGGCTTAGACACTAAACAATGGCAAATTGGACACATTACACGTCTGCGTACAGCAGGAATGGAAGATATTGTCATAGACTAACGTAAGTCATTGAAAAATAAAGTATATTTTCACTTGACTTTCCCGCCCTTATTTTGTATAATATACACATAGTAAGGAGAAATAGATGGGAACATTATTAGGATTAGGTTTTATTATTTGGGTATTTTACTCAACTGGTAAAGGTTTATCCGATTGTGATGGTTCTGTTGAAGTTTTTTCATACTTAGGTGGAATTGTATTTGTACTTTGGATATTAAGTTTACTAATAGGTTGACACAAAGCCAAACCTACTGTATAATACACTTATTGTTTAACTAATTTAACGCCTGTGGGAGGGCTAAAATATGACAAACTTTGTAAAAATAAAAGACGGTATATACCGCAACCAGCCGATCGAAGGAGTGTTTCCTTTGATTAAACCAACTCAGCAAGGTAAGAAAGGATATTTTGTGACTGTAGATGCATCAGCATTATTAGGTTCAGAAAGAACTTCTATCCGTGTTGTAGTGCCAACTTTGGCAAGTGTTGAGCCTATCGAAGACGAAGCAAATGTCGAGGTAACTGCTTCACCCGAAGCAAAGCCTGAGAAGAAAGAAACTGACGAAGAAGCGATTGTTAGAATACGTGAAAGATTCGACATTCTTGATCAGATGACTGACGCTGTGGCTAACGGTGTTGTTAGAGGACTTATTGTAAGTGGCCCTCCAGGAGTTGGTAAGTCATATGGAGTTGAGACTATTCTTGATATGTACGATGCAGAAACTAAACTTGCTGGTCGTCCACCAAGAACTGAAGTAGTTAAAGGTTCAATGACACCAATTGGTTTGTACCAAACATTGTTTAACAATTCAAACAAAGGTGATATCCTTGTGTTTGATGACTGTGATAGCATATTGTTTGACGAAGTTTGTTTGAACATGTTGAAGGCTGTTTTAGACTCAGGTAAGAAGAGAACTATTTCTTGGAAGTCAGAGTCAGCGGCATTGCGTAGAGAAGGTATACCTGATAGGTTTGACTTTGCAGGTGGATGTATCTTTATTACTAACGTGAACTTCGAAAATGTTCGTAGTAAAAAGATTAAAGATCACCTTAGTGCATTGATGTCAAGGTGTCACTACATGGATCTAGAGATGGATTCAGTTAGGGACAGGTTCCTAAGAATCAACCAGATCGTTGGAGATGGTATGCTTAGTGAATACAAATTCGGTGACGAAGGTAATCAAGAAGTAGTGGACTTCATGGTTGAGAAGTCAGCAAGGCTTAGGGAGATTTCATTGAGAATGGTTCTAAAAATTGCAGACCTAAAACAAATGTCTCCCGACACATGGAAAGCATTGGCCGAGAGCACTTGTATGAAACGTGTAATATTTTAAAATACTCCCACAAGTAGAAATATTTAACGTTTCGGTGACACACTCCCAATAAGGGGAGTGTGTCTTTTTTAATTCATTATAACAAGGAGAAAAAATGAATGACTTTAGAAAGAACTTTCACTTAAACTTTAGCCCGTTATATGCTACAGTAGTTTTTATGCTACTAATGGTATGTGCTACTGAAGTTAAAGCGGAAGAGGAAAGTGATGATCTTATTGAAGAGATTGTAGTAGTTGGTAGTTCAGAGATGCAGGATGCAACAGAAGTATCACAGGATCTCACAATAATTGAAACACTAATGCCAGCAATGTCTTTTACATCTGGTGGATACGGCGGGGCAGCGTTGTACAATGAACGTGGCACACAAACCGTACACACTACAGTGTATAAGAATGGCGTACCGGTGAATGATGCTGGTGCAGGTTGGTATGATTTCGGTCATGATGTTGTTACTGGATTAGAAAATGTTAAAGTTGTATCTGGACCTAACGGTGTACTATATGGCTCTGGTAGCCTAGGTGGCACTGTCTTTATCAATGATGAGATTTCAAACCAAGCAGTAATAAGAGCAGGTTCTGACCATACTCTTATAAATGTTGCATTATTAGATGCTATCAGTATTACATCATTTGATGTATCTAACGATAGTGTTAGGAATGACAACACAGAAGAAGATGATTACAAGAACACTACTGTTAAGGCAGTAAAAGAGTTCTATGGAGTAACTGTTGCAATGTCGCGTACTGATTATGATTATGATTATGATAATTGCTACGGAGCAGATTGGTCGCAGTCTAATGATTGTTTACAGTCAGGTGAAAAGACAGATATAAGTGTTAGAAATGATATGTTCACACTTGGATACAGTTCTTCTGACAGCGAATACTTCACAGAAGGTGTTAGCACTTATGAAAGTGAAGCAAAACGTTATTACTTTGATGCTAGAGAATCTTTTGATATAGGTTACCCGGCTGCAAAATTAATAGCAGGTATTACATTCGACAAAGAAGAGTATGCCGGAGAAGACCAAACTAACCTCAGTGGTTATGCAACACTTAACTTTCAAGATAGATTTCAAGTAGGTACACGTTTAAGTGAAGATGCGAGAGTTTATCGTGTAGGCTATGCAGTTGATGGCTTCTTTACTAACTTTAGTACAAGTTATAGAAATCCTACACTATACCAACAGTATGGCGACTCATGGGTACAACCAAACCCTAACTTAGAACCAGAAGAAGGTATGGGTATCGAAATTGGTTACTTTGGTGTATCACTTTTTGCATATGACTTCGATCAGAACATTGACTATGATGGTTCTATAAGTCAGTATGTAAACACAGGTGAGTACACTACAAAAGGTCTTAGAATCAAGCACAACTTTGTTGTACCATATGGAGCTCTAAGATTGAAAGCAGGATACACAGACACTGATCAACCTAGAGTGCCAGAGTATATGGGTAGCCTTGCTTATTTTGCATCATTCGGTAATACAACCACAGAACTTAGATGGAGAGGCCAGTTTGAAAGAGAGCCTGGTCCATGGGACGGCCCATCATTAGAAGATGTATCGTCTTTTGATTTTGTAATATCAAGAAAAGTATCAGACAAGTTTGAGCTTTCATTGACGGTACAAGATTTGCTTGATGATGTAACTGAAATTTTACCAGGCTATGATGTTGGTGGACGTAAAGTATTGTTGACTTTACAGTACAGATAAGGTATAATACAGTATGCCAAAAACCACACTGGAAATAAGAGACGAGGTTAACGTTAAGTTTGTTGGACTTGACGTTAAAACTCGTCGAAAGATTTCCGACGAAGCCAAATACTTTCTCCCTTATGCATATCATATGCCAGCATACAAATTAGGGAGATGGGATGGTTGCGTTAGATTTTGTGACATAGGCGGTAGAACATATCTTAATTTATTAGATAAATTACTGCCGCTTGTCACAAACAGTGGGTACCAAATAGAGGTACAAGATTTTAGGCAACATTTTGACATTTCATTTGATGATGTAACAGCAACTGATTATGATCACATAGCATGGCCAAAAGGTCATCCAGTTGAAGGCACACCCATTATCCTACGCGACTATCAAGTTGACGTAATAAACAACTTCTTGAAAAATCCACAAGCACTACAAGAAATAGCAACTGGTGCAGGCAAAACTTTAATTACTGCTGTACTCAGTCAGAAGTGCGAGAAATATGGTCGTACCATTGTTATTGTACCAAACAAAGACTTGGTTGTACAAACCGAAAGGGACTACAAGAATTTGGGCCTTGATGTTGGTGTGTTGTTTGGTGATAGAAAAGAATATGATAAAACTCATACAATATGCACATGGCAAAGTTTAAGTGTGCTAGAAAAGAAAAGCAAAAACTATGAAGCAGACTTTCCCATTGATGAATTCCTAGAGGGAGTTTCATGCGTAATGGTAGATGAGGTACATAAAGCCAAAGCAGAAGTACTTAGAGACCTTTTAAGCGGTGTATTTGCTAACGTTCCTATAAGATGGGGATTAACTGGAACAATACCAAAAGACGAGCATGAAGCGGTGGCTTGTACATGTTGTTTAGGTAATGTTGTAGGAAATTTAAGCAGTAAAGAATTACAGGACATGGGCGTTCTTGCAGACTTGGACATTGATATTTTTCAATTACAAGATGGTGCATTAGGCTTCGGCAGCTATGCACAAGAATTAAAATGGCTTGTTACAGACCCAACAAGAATTGATCAAATAAGCAGTATCGTCAATGGACTAGCACAAACAGGTAACACATTGGTTTTGATAGACAGAATTAAAACAGGCGAAATGCTGGCAGAGAAAAATGACGATTGGGTGTTTATTAGTGGTAAAATGAAAACTAGTGATAGACAAGAAGAGTATGCTGATGTATCTGAAACGAATAATAAAGTTATCGTTGCAACCTATGGAGTAGCGGCAGTCGGCATCAATATACCGAGGATATTTAATCTTGTTCTCTTAGAGCCAGGTAAGAGTTTTGTTCGTGTAATACAAAGCATTGGTAGAGGTATTAGAAAAGCAGAGGATAAAGATTATCTAAAAGTGATTGACTTAACAAGCAATCTAAAGTATAGTAAGAGACATCTAACTAAGAGGAAGCAGTTTTATAAAGAGCAGCAGTTTAGATTCTCAGTAACTAAAGTGGAGTATAAATGAAAATACTAACAGTAGACAATAGTGTTTACGAACTTGATACAGTGCCTGAAGAGGTTGAAGATCTCAGGTATTGTGTATTCGATACAAGTGATCCGGAATATATGGATTACTTCTTTTTACCTCTCATATTTCTTGAGAGTTTTCATGCACCTGCAATTTGTCTTACTATAGGCGAATATCAAGTGCAAATGCCAATGGATTGGAGTATATTAACAAGCGATGAAGATTTTGGAAGTCTCGAAGTTATTCCACTCGCAAGTTTAAACAATAGAGGTTTTGTAACACCAGTCTTTAATCCATTAAGGAATGGTATACCAGATAACGAAGAAATACAAATTACTAATGTTTATCAAGATGTAAAATGGTACTTTCCTAGATTGAAGAATGGGCATATATTAGTTGTGCCACTTGAAAACAAACCAGAGCCTAAGTGTGCCTTGTTTGTAAAAGAGATTAATAAAATAAAAGACTTAGACTTTGGAGATATTTTATGAGCAAACGATATTTTAAAATTGACACTGGCAGTTACGGTGGCGAAATGGCAGTAGGTTCTGTCAGTAAAGAATTTGTAGACTATTGGAAACCTATTATTGCAGAAGAAGGGCAAGGCGATCTAATAGAACACTTACAAGGCATTGAATGGGACGATGAGGAACAGCAAGATCCTAATTCTCCCATATTAGAAGAATTTTATTGTTGGAATGAAAACGACGACATGGAACATGTTAACGGTCCATTTGCAGATAATCATTTTCGAGTAATTGAAATTGAATTACACAAAGATGCAGAATATGCAGATGGTATGTTGCAATGGAAAGAAGGCGTAGACCACGACTACAGTACAAGTATGTATGAAGAGATTGGTGAGGAAGACACACACGAATACGAATCAAACATATACAGTAGAGAATGTTATACAACAGATTCCTTTGATTCAAAAGATGAGGAGGACTATCAGCCAACATTGTTTTTCTTTAGTTCAGAGAAAGGCGGATTTGGAGAAGTATATGTTCAAACAGATAACAAAGACTTTGACCCAGAATTACTGCAAACAGGACAAATTGAATCTGACATGGGGGAGATAATAGAATCATACTGGTATGATCGTGTCCCGCTACAGGTTGATTTTGATTATGCTGATACAACAGGCAAAGGGTATTATGCTAGTGTTGGTTATGTTAACACAAAATGGCATGATGAATCAGATAACTATGTCAGTTACGACATGGAAGAAACTGAAATTGTTAAAGAAGCATTTGATTGCTTCTATGAAGATAGAGAGTAAAAATGAATAAAATATTAATCTTTGGCTTACCAGGTGCAGGAAAAACATACTTGGCAGAACGTTTACAGAAAGAGATTGATACAGCATGGTACAATGCTGATGAAGTGAGAAAAATGGCTGATGATTGGGACTTCACTGATGAAGGAAGATCTCGTCAGGCTAATCGCATGAAAACATTTGCTGACTTTGAAAAAAGTAATGGCAGAAATGTTATATGTGATTTTGTCTGTCCATTTGAAAGTGCCAGAGAACACTTCGAAGCAGATATAACAATTTGGCTGAACACAATCGAAGAAGGTCGGTTTGAGGATACTAATAAAGTATTCCAAAACCCAATCCCAGAAGAAGTAGACTTTGTTATCACAAAAGACACTTGGTGGGAAGAAAATTATGTAAATACTTGGATCGACAAAATAAAATCTAAATTATAGGATGAGATAATATGGCATATGAATTCACTAGTGAAAGTGTCTCTGAAGGACACCCAGACAAGATTGCTGATCAGATATCTGATGCAGTTGCAACATTTCTAATAGATGGAAAACTAAATCACAGAGCCGCAGTAGAAACATTAGTAACAACTAATATGGTTACATTAGCCGGCGAATACAAAAGCAACAAGTTTGATAAACAGCATATTGAAAACATAGTAAGAGACATTGTAAAAGATATAGGATACGAGCAAGATGGTTTTCATTGGGCTAGTTTAAAAGTCTACAATGAATTACATGGACAAAGTTCAGACATAGCATTAGGTACAGACGAATTTGGTGCAGGTGATCAAGGGCTTATGTTCGGCTATGCTTGTGATGAAACGCCAGAATATATGCCAAGTGCTATATACTACAGCCATAAAATATTACGCAGACTTGCACATGAAAGACGTAATGGAGAATCATGGCTTGGGCCTGACAGTAAGTCGCAAGTGACTATGTCGTATGATGATGTGAATACTCCAACAGGTATCACAAAGATTGTATGCAGTACACAACATAGTGATGATATGAGTATACAGGCTGTACGTGATAGTGTTGAACAAATTATTGTTGATGAACTATCCGATGAATTTGACTTAACAGACACTGAATTTTTAATTAACCCAACAGGTAGATTTGTAATTGGAGGACCAGATGGAGATACAGGACTTACTGGACGAAAAATTATTGTGGATACTTATGGCGGGTATGCTCCACATGGCGGCGGTGCTTTTTCAGGTAAAGATTGCACTAAAGTCGATAGATCAGCAGCATATATGGCACGATATTTGGCAAAGAACATTGTAGCATCTGGACAAGCAAAGAATGCCACAGTACAACTAAGTTATGCAATAGGTGTTGTAGAACCAACTAGTGTTTATGTCTATGCTGATGGTGTAGTAAGACAAGACTTAGCATATGAACTTCAACAGCAAGTTGACTTAACACCAAAAGGTATTATTGATAGGTTTGAGTTGTTTGGTTTAGATTTAACCAACACCACAAACTATGGACATTTTGGTAAACCAGAACTCCCTTGGGAAAAAACAAATTTATTTTTATATTATGGATCTTAAAAAAATTATAAGAACGGTATCCGACTATCCTATACCAGGAATACAATTTAGGGATATCACAAGCATCACTGACAATGCTGAAGCATTCAATCATACAATAACTAGATTGTCTGTAGCAACAGCAAGATTTGATGCTAATACTGTTGTTGGTATTGAAAGTAGAGGATTTGTTTTTGGTGCACCTGTTGCAACCAAATTTGACCTACCCTTTATATTAGCAAGAAAGCCAAGCAAACTTCCACATCCAACTTATAGCAAAGCATTTAAGTTAGAATATGGTGAAACAGAAATACACATACAAAAACTTTCACCTATAACAGGTAAAGTTGTTATCGTAGACGATCTTATTGCCACAGGCGGTACTGCAATGGCATGTGCAGATCTTGTACACGAAAATTTTAATATTCCTAAAGAAGATATATTAATTGTTGCAATTATAGACTTGCCCGATCTAGGAGGAAGTGCTATAATAAGAGAAGCAGGATATAATGTAGAATATCTACTGGAATACGAAGGAGAATAAATGAAAGACATCATTTTGATTGCATTAGAAAATGAAGCACCTAACATGGCTAAGTGGGATAATGTATTCTTTACGGGTGTAGGCAAAATTAATGCCGCTATCACAGCAGCAAAATTAATACAAAAATATAAACCAGATACTGTTTGGAACTTTGGTACAGCAGGTGGAATCAAATTAGATCATGGTTGCCACGAAATGGTAAACTTCGTAGAACGTGATAAAGGCAAATGTCCAGAAGCATTAGAACTAATGTTACCAAAAGACCCAATTACAATATCAATGGGTGTTGGTTATACTTGTAGCACAGGAGACAACTTTGTTACAGACCCTAACTTAGAACACCCTGCTCATGTAGTTGATATGGAGGCTTTTGCTATTGCTAAAGCCTGTAAACTAGCACACGTCGAGTTTAAATGCTATAAGTATGTTAGTGATAGTGCAGATGATTCTGCAGATACAAGTTGGTTAGAAAACGTCGCTAAAGGCGAAGAACATTTTATTAAAATTTACAATGACAAATGATAGAACTAGCAAAATTAGATAATGAAGAATTGGTTTATGGTACATATGAAGAAGTCGAAGCATACGCAGAAAAGCAAGATACATGGGTAATAAGATATTTTGATCATGTAAACCCTTCTACAGTTTACGACAAGTTTAAATGGATAGGTAAAGGTCTAAGAGATCCATATTCAGTATCTGTCCCTTTTGACCACACAAAATCAAAACCAAAAGGAACATTCAATACTCGCGGTGTTAACTTGGAGAAGTGGTAGTGTTAGAGGAAATCTTAAAGAAAAATGCCACTGGTTTTTATGTTGATTTAGGTTGTTCAGAAGAAAGAGCAGAAACTAAAAAGTTTGAAGATGCTGGTTGGAAAGGCATACATGTTGATGCTAGAATAAATTATGCAGTATACAGTTATGATGGATATGTTGATTTTTATGACTTAGGAAATGTACACCCTGACTTAAAGTTTTATAGCGGCGTCAAAGAAAATTTGTATATGTCTAAGGCTCAAGCAGTTTTTCCAAACATAGATATTTTTGCATCACCATACATGAAAACTAAAAGAGTAGAGTGTAAAAAACTTGAAACAATTTTAGATGAAAACAATATCAACGAAATAACGTTTTTAAAAATAGACTTAGAAGGTAGCGAACATGAAGTACTATCAGTTTTTCCTTTTGACAAATATAAAATAGACTATATTCTTATTGAAGGTGATGCATGTAATGAATTACTGGTGTCTAATGGCTTCAATCTTATAGGCAATGAAAAAGCAAATGCACTATATAAATATACACAGGTAAATGATAATGGCTAAAAAAGCACCAGCAATACCTTTAAAAGATGTTATGTCTGCTCTTGACAAAAAAGATAGGAAGTTTTATAATAGACTGACGTCTGAACAAAAGAAAGCCTTTAGTGCATGGATGATGATGCGTTACTCTAGCAGTGTACAAGGCAAAGATGCCGCACACTATATTTACATGACAAATGAACTTGTTAACAAAGACTTTATGGAAGTTAGCAAACATCCAGAACTTCAATGGTTATTGTTAAGTGCATGTGGCGTTGGCAAAATACAGTTTCATCCTTATTTGAAACCACCTAATGCAAGGAAGAAAAAAGACAAAGTTAGTAATTTTATTTCTGACTTATACCCTCATATAAAAAGTGATGAGGTAGAATTAATGTTAAAAATTAATAGCAAACAGGAACTAAAAGAATTAGCAGTAGCACACGGATACGATGACAAAACAATCAAAGACATCTTCGGAAAATAATTTCACATGTAAATGGTGTGGGAAGTCATTCAAGAGTGAAAGAACTCTTAGTGTTCATATGTGTGTAAAGAAAAGAAGATTTGCAGACAAAGATATGACACATGTACGTTTAGGTTACAGAGTGTTCCAAATGTTTTATGAACTAAACACAACAGCAAGTAAATCCAAAAGCATAGAGGATTTTATCACCAGTAACTACTACGAAGGCTTTGTAAAATTTGGCAGAAGTTGTATTCGCAATGAATATTTAGAGCCAGAGAAATTTGCAGAATGGTTAATTAAAACTGGTAAAAAATTAAAAGACTGGAGCAGTGATGCACTTTATGATGAGTACTTATTAGAGTTTGTTAAAAAAGAAACAGGCATGAGAGCATTAGAAAGAAATATTATTTACTTGTCTAACTGGGCAGAAGAAACAGACAACATTTGGCAAGCATACTTTACAAAAGTAACTCCGGCTAGAGCAGTACATGATATCAGAGCAGCCAAGATATCTCCTTGGCTAATATATCTAAGTGGAACTGGTGATCAATTGCTAAATAACTTAAACACAGAGCAAGTAAAAATGATACAACACATTATTGATGCTCCGTTTTGGATGAAACTGTTCACAAAGAACAAAGAAGAAGTTCGCGAAGTAAAACAGACTTGCGAAGTAGCAGGAATATAAATGCCATTTAGAGTATCAACACTTTTTCCAGATTACATTTTTGAAGGTAAGATTGAAGTTACGCCAGAGATAGATTCTGCAATTATTGGAGGAGCAAACAAAAGTTTGGACTCTGCTATTGCTATGGAAACAAATTATGGTGTAATCACAAACAAAGAATATCCATTGGATAGTCAATTAAAAAAATTGCAAATGCTAATCGGCGATTACTTTTATAAGGAAGTAAATAAAGTTCTTCCATTGCACGAACGTAATCTCAGTGTGTTGAACCCTTACTTAATATCTTTGAAACCAGAGCATATATTTCCTGTAAACTTAGACAAAGAACGTTGGTATAATTGTGCTATATGGTTACAGCATACCAAAGGCGGCGATCTATATTTTGAAAACTTTGGTACAAAACTATTTTCATCTCCTAACCTACTACAAGGTGATAATCACGTCGTAAAGGCTCGTAAACATAAGTTGGTGTTTTGGCCTTCTCACATTCCTTGGGGACTAACTGTTAATCAAGGACGAGCTGATCACATACTATTTTTGTGCTCTTTTATTGCTCCAATGAAGCCTGAATATCGTAAAAAAATCACAGGAAAAGTATAAGTAATCCTTACACAAGGAAAGATTATGGAAGGCCATCGCGAGTACGTTGGCGGTGATTTTGAAAGGATTGGCCTGTGGCAATTCAACACTCTCAAAGACATTGCAGACATACAACCAAATACAACTATATTAGACATTGCATGTGGTAGTTTACGCCTAGGTAAACATCTGATACCTTATTTGAATACAGGAAAATATTATGGCCTAGAAGCATATGATAGAATGCTCAATGAAGGCATAGACAAAGAATTACATAACGACCTAAGTAAAAGACCGTCCTTTGCAATTAACAGCACATTTGATTTTAATTTTTGTCCAAGTTATGATGTTGCATGGGCAAACAGTTTGTTTTCTCATTTAGTCAAAGAGGACATAGCCAAATGTTTCTCAAATCTAAAAACTATCTCATCTAATGACAGTGTATTTTATTTTACATATTTTGAAGAAAATCAACAGAAAAAAGAAAAACAAAATCCAACAGAAAGCCATGCAAGAAAAGATTTTTACTACAAACAATCTACTATGGAAGAAATAGCAAACAGTGTAGGTTGGAAATTAGAAAGAGCAAAAGTTATTCATCCTCGATCTCAAACAATAATGAAAGGAAAAGTAAATGAAAGTTAACTTGGTTAGTTACAGCAAATCAGACGGTAGTTATCTCATAGATACTACAAGTGCAACAGAGCTTGTTGCATATTGTGCAAGGGTTAGTAATCCTGGTAATCAAAATAACAAAGAAACCAGCGAAAAACTTATTAAGTATTTAATGAAGCATAAACACTGGTCACCACTTGAAATGGTCAGTGTGTGTTTGGAAATAGAAACAACCAGGGACATTGGAAGACAATTACTACGACACAGGAGTTTTAGTTTTCAAGAGTTTAGTCAACGTTATGCTGATCCTACAAAAGACTTAGAGTTTGAATTACGTGAAGCAAGACTACAAGACCCTAAGAATCGACAAAACAGCATTCCAACAGATGATACATTATTACAAAGCCATTGGACAGAAATGCAAAACAAAGTTATAGACGCCGCCTTAGACGCATATAACTTCGCTGTAAGCAACGGTATTGCTAAAGAGCAGGCCAGAGTAGTGCTACCTGAAGGAAACACGTTAAGCAGGCTCTATGTAAACGGAACATTGCGTAGTTGGATACATTACATAGAATTGCGTGGAGCCAACGGAACACAGTTAGAACATATTGAACTTGCCCATGCAGTAGCAGATGTCATTACAAAAATATTTCCACTTGCAGAAGAGTTCAAAGACAAAGAGTTATGATGGAAGTACTTGGGGGATTTGGACCAAAAATTGTAAAGTATAATCTCAGCGATGAAGATACACAAAGTTTATACAATATTTGCAAGCCAAATGATCACAAGGCTAATCCAAATCTCGTAGGCTACCTCAGAGAAGAATACTATATTGTTGAACAACTAAAACCATTAGATGTTTATCAAACAATACATCAGAACATGGAATCGTACTTGATGGTAGACTGTGGTTTTTACAACAATGCATTATTACATGGAGTTGATTGTTTAGAATTAACAAATGCATGGTATAACAAGCAGATTGCACTAGAGTATAATCCTCCACATGTACATTATCCTGGTACGGATTTGGTATGTGTTATATTCCCAAAAATATCGCTCGATAATAGTGCAGAACATTTTACAAATAACAAAGATGAAGATCAGTTAGGACAATTACATTTTCGATACGGTGAAGCATCACCAAATGGATTTGGAAAAACACAAATAACAGTACAACCAGAAGAAGGAGAAATGTACATATTTCCGTCTACTTTATCACATTATACTAGTCCTGTTGTAGGAAATAGTGTAAGATATAGCATTAGTTGTAACTTTAACCTCACTCAACTAGCAATTAAAGCCACATTTAGCGGCTAAGTTACTGATTTTAAAACATAATTTACTCTTGACATTTACGTCAAAATAAGGTATAATATACGAACTTATTAAGTTACTATGGGAGTAAACAAAGTGGAACTATTTAGAACTTTATTGCAAACTACTTGCATTATTCTAGTTGTAGGCTGTGGCGGTGGCGGTGGCACATCTCCAGCAGTAGGACTACAACCATTGAATCCAACACCACCACCATCGCCAACATATCCTCATACAATGCCCGGCAGTGATATTGGATATAACACTGAGCCTGATGTAGGCATCACAGATGCAGTTGCACAATTAGATATTGACTATTGTACTTTATCTAATATACAACATGTTATCACATTAGACTTAAACAACGACAGTCAGTTGGACATGCTGATGTTTGTGTTGTGTGGTGACCCTGATGTTGATTGGCCAGGAGATCAAGTTGAACACGAGCTACCTTTCCGCAATACAATGTTGGCACTAGTTAGTCAACCAGGTGGCGGCTATGCCGTGGATAACCAAAGTCTATTTGGTAAAAATGACATGGAACTTGGCGGCGAACAATTTGGTGGTGTAGCAGGATTCTTTACACCACTAGAAAACCCCAATGGCGGATTACCGTTAATCAGTTATGTTGTTAGTAGAGATGACTTTCAACGTAAGTATAAATCTGATATGAGCAACCTTGTTTCTAAGCAAGGTATACTTGTACCTAATTTGGATGGCAAGTATGAAATGAAAGAGCTTGGTGAGCCTATTTGGGCACAAGGTGTAATAGGTATTCCTAATATGAATTATAATTGGGATATATTATATACTTATTGGGATATGGATCCGCTTAATGATATGCCTATGGCATTCAGACAAGATGGCGAAGAATTTGTTGATGTTTCACAAGAGTACTATGACGACTCTGTAAAATACAATATGGGTAATCATGATTATATTCAGGCAATTGATTCTTTTAATGATACTCCTTTTGGTACAACAAAGTCTATTAACGTTGACTATGCAGTAGCAGGAGATGGTGCTGGTATTGCATTATACCAACTTAATGGTGGTGCTCCTACACAACTAGATTACTGGAATGTATATGATAACAAAGAGTGGATTGATTGGGGTCAAGGTGAAGACCAATGGTGCGGTCGACGAGAAATTGTATTCCACAATGATCGACCCTACTTTGGTGGATTTGCTTGGGACCACTTTGAGATATGGTACCCAACACCAGACAGTCAGCCAGTATTACTTGCAATGGCAGCTACAAAGACTCTGCCATATGGTGAGGAATACGACCCTAATGCAACGTATGATTGTGATACTGAATTTTACGAAGCAACTATTATGACAATGTTTGAGTTTAATTCAGGAAGGCTTGAATGGGTTGAGTCTCCTTTTGACACAGACCTCACACCAGGAGGCGGTGTATTAAAGCAAGCCATTGACGTTAATGGTGATGGCTACATGGATTGGTTCACTGCTAATGGTTGGGGACACGATACGTTGCCTTTACTTTGGTTGAACGACCAAACTGGTAAATTGGTTCAGACCAGTACAAACGATTTACCTAGCATAGCAGGATATACAATATGTGATGAGAACAATATATGTTTGGATCTAGAAGCAGATAGTTTCTTTGCAGATATGAATGGCGATGGTGTTATGGATGTAATACAATGGCACACAGGCGTAGTTGTTCCTCAGTTACACGACTGGATGTATGAGGCTGGTGTTACTGCAAGTGCATTTGAAAACAAGTCTGGATTCATAAACATATGGTACGGCAATGAAGAGTAAAGACATAGAAGCACTAGTAATAACAATGGAAGAATGTGGAGAACTAGTGCAGGCATGTAGTAAAATGATACGCAGTGATGGTAAGAAAAAATACCATCAAAACTTACAGGATGAGGCAGGTGATGTATACTGCCTCATTCAAGTTTTAATACAACGTGGATTAATTAACGAAGCCGGTTTAAAAGATAGAGAACAAGAGAAACTTCATAAATTAAAAAAGTGGAGTAAGTTATTTGAGAAATAATGTTAGATAAAATTTATTCGTTTTGGAATATTAAGCCTGAGAACATACACGGCGCCGAGTTTACAGGATACGAACCATTGTACTCAGAGTTTGATAAATTTACAAACGAAACATACGAAGCAGACCCACAAGGCACTATTGAAGCAGTATTTGAATTATACCGCAGTATCAACATAGTGCCTATCGTCTATTATACAGAACAAGGTATTGTAGATGCAATAAAGAAGTTTCGAGATAGCAGTTATAACAATATACAAAATGGGAGGATAGGTTTAGGAAACAATAGAGGACAAACAATCAATAGATTTATGTTTCCAAACATGATGACAGCGGAGCCTAAAGGCAGGGGTTCAAATAGTTTAAAGGATAGATTTTATGATGATACAAAACTTCGCAGAGCAATTCGTATTTGTTTTGAATTTAGGGACGGGAACAGTCTTGTTTACCCTACTGCTATTAGACGATCTCTTGAATTGGTCACCGGAGAAAATATTCAAAATTTTAAGCCTCAGAACGCTCGGGCTATTGCTGAGTATTGTTGCCCTGTGTTATGGGGTAGGGTATATGATTATAGTTCCGGATATGGAGGACGTTTACTGGGCGTTACAAGCAGTAATCTTCAATTTGATTATGTTGGTGTTGACCCTAATACGGAAACCGTAGAGAACTTAAAACTACTAAACCATTTTATTATTGAGAGTGGTGGCAGAGAAGGGGAAATACATCAAAGTGTTAGCGAAGAGTTTGTACCTGAAAATATAGATTGTGCATTTAGCAGTCCGCCTTACTTTAATTTAGAGAAGTATTCAGATGAACCCACACAATGTATGAACCGATACGATAGTTTGGATAATTGGTTTGAAGGATATGTAGCACCTACAATGCGTAACATACATAAAGGCTTAAATGAAGAAGGTACTTTTGCAACAAACATTGCAGACTATAAAACTCCTAAAGAAGAATTCAAAGTTGTTGACCGCTGGATTGAAACAGCAGAAAAGTTAGGATTTAAACATGTCGAAACAGTTAAGATGATGTTGAACACTAGACCTGGCGTTGGTAATGGAAAGCAAGATGGTGTAGAAAAATTTGAAGGAATTTATGTCTTTACAAAGCAAAAAAAGAGTGTATAATATAGAGTATGAATAAGTTTGATTTTGATGTAGACATTGATATGGCTAACAGAGATGAGTTTCTGCGTTTGGTTAAACATACTCCTGCAAGTATTAAGAAAGATGAAAAGTTTACTAAACATAACACTGGCGTGTACTTTCAAACTATTCCAATGTTTCCCCTCGAAGGATACAGCACTATAGATCATAAGGAAGCAGAACTTGATGGTTGGTTTAAAGTTGACTTTCTAAACAACAGTGTGTATCAGAATGTAAAAGATGAAGCACACTTAGATCAACTACTAAAAACAAAACCTATGTGGGCCTTGTTAGAACATCAAGAAGTTGTGAGTCAATTGTACCACATCAATAATTATTTAGACATTGTTAAATCATATAAGCCTACTAGTGTCGAGCAGTTAGCAATGATACTAGCAATTATACGTCCTGCAAAAAAACATCTAGTAGGTAAATCTTTTGAAGAGATAGAAAAATCTGTTTGGGAAAAACCTCAAGACGGCGAGTATTATTTTAAGAAAGCACACGCCATAGCCTTTGCAACAGCAATCGTTGTTCAATTAAATTTAATATGTGAAGAAGCTCGTTAATCGTCTTGTTTTTTTACGAGCTGAATGCCTCTACGTTTGATACGTTTTTTAAGTAAGTTTTGAAGACTGGTCATAGGACCAAATAGATGTTCAACATCTTTCATCACCACTGTAGTGAGAAAGGGCTGGAATGATTTCATTTCGTGATGAAGGAAAACGTCAATTGGTAGTTGTCTGTTTGACTCCCACCACCAAGTTTCTCCTAGGTTAACAAATTCCTGTCTTGTCTTTTGATCAGGCATCTTAGACAGGTCGTATAAAGTGAGTATTGTATTATCGTAATTAACTACTATGCCGTAATATTCTTCATTCGAGTATTTGATTCCAGTTATAAAGGGGAGCCGCTCTCGATCAATATCTTGCATAACGATATTTACCTTTGGTAAAGATAAATACTACAATAGAAAGGTATATATTTTATGGATTATGGCGATCACAGACTATTTTTGTATGAAGATGCAGTGGACCTTGTGGTCACCACCAACAGTTTTTACGTGGATAACAGACCAATGAACAATAAATCATTAATAGCACATAAAGGATTAACAAACACAATTAAGTTTAATATCAGAAACAGAGATAGAAAACTTCAAAGTGTTTTTACAGATGAACTAGTTGCATACTTAGTAAACCCTGCAACTAAGAAACGTTTAGTAACCAAGAGACTTGAGAACACCAGTGATGTAGGTATTGTAAAACTTTACCTCACAAAAGGTGACATAGAAAACATTGATGCAGGTCTATATAAAATTTATATCACAAGAACAAACAGTGAAGGCACAGACTTACCAATCTATTCAAATCAAAATAATGATATCTCATTTGATATTGAAATTTCTGGACAAGCAGTATTTGATCCAGTACCAACACAGGTAGATGAATCTTTAACAGAGACATCAAGTAATGTATTTGTTACCAGTGCTATGTTTGGTAACTTGGATAGAAATTTTAATGACGCACAACACAGTGTTGCAATATGGCCAAGCACATACACAGGCAACGTTAAGATACAGGCAAGTTGTTTGCTAGGAGCACCGGGTAGTGATGATACAAGCCATGATTGGTTTGATGTTACTAGCAACATTGCATTATCGGATAGCAGTAGCATTATATATAGATCATTTAAAGTAAATGCAAATTGGGTAAGAGTAATAAGTTACCCAGATGATGCTAACAGCACTATTTCAAAAGTACAACTCAGAAATTAAAAAACGTCTTGACATTCAGCTCAATGTCTGCTAAAATACACGCATGACAGTGGATTCTATAGTAGAACAAGTACATAGATTATTGATAGATAATTTGCCAGTGAGGAGTAGTAAAACTCCAAGTGGTTGGACAACCTTTGACTGTCCTATGTGCAATGATACTCGTAAACGTGCTGGTGTAATTAGTAATGGTGCTAAGATAAGTTATAACTGTTTTAACTGTGGATACAAAACAGGTTGGGGTATGAGTCCTTATATGGGTAAAAAGTATAAGGATGTAGTGATGAGACTCGGTGCAACAGAAGCAGACATACACAATGCACAGATGGAGTTGCTCAAGGTTGCTGACGAAATACAAGAGCAAGATGAATCAAACTATGTGTACAATCTCAGCAAGTTTGACACAGTAGTACTGCCAGAGAATGTTAAAATGATAGAGTCACTATCTGATGATAACGAACTGAAGCAGTATGCAAAAGACAGAGGTATACTGGGTGTATATCCATTACTCCACTTTGACGACATTGCAAATAAACGCAGAGTTATAGTACCGTTTACATACAATGGAGAAATAGTAGGTTGGACAGGAAGACATATCAGCCCACCAGATAAGAAGACACCAAAGTATTTGCATAAATTACAGCCTGGATATGTGTTTAATGTTGATGCATTTGCTAATAACGAAAGAGAAATAGTTATTGTAACAGAAGGTGTATTCGATGCAATATTAGTTGACGGCGTTAGTGTAATGGGTAATAGTGTAACAGCAGAGCAGGCACACCTAATTGATAGGTTAGGCAAACGTGTTATACTATGCCCCGACAGAGATAGTTCGGGTAAAGATCTAATTGAACAAGCATTGGAGTTAGGATGGGAAGTAAGTTTCCCGCCATGGCATGCAGAATGCAAAGATGCAGCTGATGCTGTAGCCAAATATGGCAGACTTTTAACAGTTGCAAGTATAATTAAGTACGCAACGAATAATAAGATTAAATCACAAGTAAAAATGAGAATGTTATGAGCGATATCAAAGAGTATAACGAAGAAATACAAGAATTGTTCTTGAGATTTTTGATTAGTGATCCTACACTATTCTCTAGATGTCAAAATATTGTTGAACCCGCATGGTTCAGCAGAAAGTTTCAACCAGCAGTTGAATTGTTAAAAAATCATAGCACAGAATACAATTCTATCCCAACACTAGATCAAATCCAAGCAGTAGGCAAAATTGAATTAGAGCCTATAGATAATGTAACACCAGATCACCACAACTGGTTCCTAAATGAGTTTGAAACATTTTGTAGACACAAAGGCTTAGAAAAAGCAATTATTGAAAGCACAGACTTGTTAGAAAAACAAAGTTATGGCGAAGTAGAAACAAAAATTAAAGCAGCAAGTCAAATAGGACTCGTAAAAGACTTAGGTTTAGACTATTTTGAAAATCCAAAGGAAAGGCTAGAATGGATTAAAAAACAAGCAGGTGCAACAAGCACAGGCTGGAAAGGCATAGATCAGAAACTATATGGTGGACTAAACAGGGGAGAGATAACAATATTTGCAGGAGGTTCTGGTGCAGGTAAAAGTTTATTCTTACAGAACTTTGCTGTAAATTGGGTGATGGCAGGCATGAACGTTGTTTATGTTAGTTTAGAACTTAGTGAACAACTAATTAGTATGCGTCTAGATGCAATGGTAAGTGGCTATGGCACACGTGAAGTTATGAAAAACATCGATGATGTAGACCTAAGAGTGCGTATGAAAGCCAAAGGTGCTGGTAAACTCAGAGTAAAATACATGCCAAATGGTGTTAATGCCAATGATTTAAGAGTGTTCTTGCGTGAATATGAGATACAATGTGGTGAGAAAGTAGACTGTTTATTAATAGATTACTTGGATTTAATGATGCCAATTAATGGTAAAGTAAGTGCAGAAAACACATTTATTAAAGATAAGTTTGTATCTGAGGAGTTGCGTAACTTAGCAATGGAACGTGAGTTGCTAATGGTAACAGCATCGCAGTTGAATAGAGGTGCTGTAGAAGAAATAGAATTTGACCACCATCATATTGCAGGTGGTATTAGTAAAATACAAACAGCAGATAATGTTGTGGGTATATTTACAAGTAATGCTATGAGAGAACGTGGTAGATATCAAATACAGTTCATGAAAACTCGTAGTAGTGCTGGTGTAGGCACAAAAGTAGACCTAAAATTTGATCCAGATACACTGAGGATTGAGGATTTAGAGGAAGGAGACGAGGATGCAATGACTGTGACCACAGGTAATCTCGTCGATCAACTAAAAAGATCAAGTAGTATAAAAGCAGAAGGCGAAGAAGAAAAAGACGCAGTGACTCAAGCACTCAACATGTATGAGTTTCTGAAGAAGAATGATGACTTCTGATTTGATAAATAGTGTTAATAACAATTTATCGGTGGAGAAGTTGTGCGTAAAAGTATTTTAGCAGAATTAAATCAAATATCAGTAGATCGAGACAGAGATTACTCTGTGGAAAATAGAGCTGACCACGTTATTAACAGTGCAATCAACTTATTAGAACAAATAGAGTTACATTATGACTCTGACACCGCTAAAGATCTTTCTAATAGACTAGTAAACAGTATCAAAGGCAGAGATCCTTTGAAATTTAGTAGAGGTATTAAGAAAGTTATTAAGGAAAGTCAGAGGAAAGATAATGATACTACGCGATAACCTTTACAATAGTCTAAATTTACACGAAAGCAAAAGTCATAAATTACTCACAGAAAGTGTTTGGCGTCAACTAGATGAAGAAACAAAGTCTCATATTAATATATGGGAACAAGAACTTTGGCCTTTACTAGAAGAATACGAAAAACTTTCAGAGGCAGACCTCACTGCTAATCAAATATCTGCCATATTCAAAGATGCAGAAACATTTGCACAGAATTCAGGAAAATATCAAACACTAGCAGGCAAGGCAGGAGAGAAAGCTGCCGTTGCAGGTAAAGCAGTAGCAGGTGGTGTTAAATTAGCCAGTGGTGTTGTTGCTCAAATCAATGCTAAAATTAATGAATTAGGTAAAATTATCCAAGATACTAAACCAGTACAAGGTTTAGATAGAGCATTTGACAAAGCAAAATTAGATTTAAACCAAAAATTAGGCGGCAAAGACTCTAAAATTAATAAAGCCATTGAAACAATGGCACAAGCTGCTAAAGATAATCCAGGTAAAACAAAATTCTTAATAGGTCTATTAACCACGGCAGCCGCTTTTGCGGGTGGTCCAGCAGGTGGTGCCACAGCAGGTTTTGTTCTTAGACTAGGAAATGATTTACTTGCTGGAGATAAATTATCAACAGCAGTGGGCAAAGGTGCTAAGACAGCCGCACTTGGTTTCTTAGCAGGTAAAGCATTTGAATATTTGAGCACTGAGCTAAAAGACATGTTTGCAAGTGGTGCTGAAGCAGATTTAGCCTCAGCTCAACAAGCATTACAAGATGCAAAAGTGGCAGAATACACTGCTGATGAAATAGCCAAGAGCGGTCCAGCAAAAGAATTATTAGATAAAACATTCCCAGACACTTATGTACAATTTGAAGTGGCGAATACGAATAGTGTTGCAGGTAATTATTTTAGTGGTCCAACTGTCATGAGCGGCGAACAATATGACACATACCGAGGACTTGTGAGAGATGCACAATCCGCTGGAAGAGCATTCTCTGAAGAAAAAATAGAAGCAATGGCAAAAGCATACAACTACATTGAACAAGTTAAAGCAAATACTGATCAAGCAGCACTAAAACAGATCATAAGTGCCGGTAAAGAAGCAGCAAATGCTATTGATGCTGCAGGAAGAGCCGCACTAGAGGACCCTGCACTACAAGCAGAAATTGCATCACTCACAGGTAATACAGCAAATGATATATCTAAAGTCCAGAATATAGCAGATATGGCGGCAGCACTAGGACAAGGTGCCGCAACAGCCGCCACTGTTGGCAGAGATAACGAAAAAGAACCTGAGCAAGAGCCAGATTCAGAAGAAAAAGCAAAAGAAAGTGTTAATTATGAACTAATTTACACAAAGCACATGGCTGGTGTACCTCTTAACGAAGCAGAACAGCAAATAGTAAACGAAATTGGATTAGCAGATATCAAGAAATTTGCTTCAAATGCTGTGGCCAAAGTAGGTGATGCCGCTAAGAAAGCAGGTGGTGCTGTTGCAGGTGGTGCAAGTGCAGCCGCAAAAGAGTTAGGCAACACTATTACGTTTAAAAAGTTATCAAGTTTATGGACAAGAGCCAAAAAACCAACCGATGCACAATCAGTTGCAAATGTTTTAGCCCAAGCAGGAATGGAACCAGGTGATGTAACGCAAGTATCAAAGATGTTACCTGCCCCTACGCAACAACAAAAAGCACAAGGCGGACAAAAACAAGCAGGTAGACCTGGAGTTCAACAGCCAGGACAACCTGAACAACCACAAGCACCAGGTAGTGAGGAACAACCTGAACAACCACAAGCACCAGGTAGTGAGGAACAACCTCAACAGCAACAACAAGCACCTGGTGGTGCACAAGGTGCCCAAGGACAACAAAGTGGCGCACAGGGCACTACAGACGGTCCTACAGGCGGTTCTAGCGGTGGACAACAACCGGCACAAGGTGGACAACCAGAACCAAAACAAGGCAGCCAAGACCAAATTAAAGACGGCGAAAAGAAAAAAGTCAACAACATTCAATACACATGGAGTAAAGAACAAGGTGAATGGTTAGATCCTAAAGAAGTTCCTGCTACAGGTGCCATGAAAGCAGACTTAATGAAGCAAGTAGGACTTGACGTTACAGGACAAGAGCCTAAAAAAGGCATTATAGGCAAAGCAAAGGATTACATGTCTGGTGTAACACCAGGACTAGGACAAAAAACCAGAGGCGAGCCAGGCTCAGTATTTAGAAAAGCGGCAGGTGTTGCAGGCGCAGCTATTGGTGGTGCAATGGCAGGTGGTCGCACACCTAAGCCAGAGCAACCAGAACAGCCAGGGCAACCTGAACAACCACAAGCACAGCCAGATGCTCAACAAGAGCCAGATGTTAAGCCACTAAGTTCACAATCTCATAGACAGTTAGGTGCCTACCAACAAAAAGTTATATCAACAGGAGATGTTGAATCCGCAAAAGGCATGGTTGAACTTTTATCAACTAAGTTAAAAGCAGGCGGAGATCCTAAAGAGATTTCGCAATATGCAAGTGCAGTTGCACCAGTGTTAAAAAGAAATCCAGAATTCATGAAAAACAATAAAGAATTATACACGCATCTTGTTAAAATAGCCAGAGGTATGAGAACAGAAGCATATGAGCATTTGTGTAAGGTACTTGAATATGTAAACCTTAGTTGGGAAGATTTAGGATATAGAGCTTCTGTAACGGAAAACAATGTGATGTTGTTTCCATTAAAAGAACTAAATGCATTAGAAGAATCTGTGTCTTTCCAAGAAATGAAAAGTTTAGCAGGTATATAAATGCGTTTTGTTGAGATTTCAAAACCTTTTGTTGTTAGGGTATTGAACGAAAGCCTTCTATTAGAAGCAGAAGGTAAAAATACTCACATGGAGCACCTAGAGGATAACATTTTTAACAAAGGTTATCAAGGCGCCAAAGAAGCAGTAGACTATCTATACAGTTTGCACCAGATGCTTGAGGGCAACACCAAAGGACAATTTGATATGACTGTTAAGTGGGACGGTTCACCGGCTATCATTGCTGGTAAAGACCCACAAACTGGTAAATTTTTTGTTGGAACTAAAGGTGTGTTTGCAGGAAAAGCAAAATTAAACTTTACAGATCAAGATATCGAAACAAACCACGCAGATCGTGGCGAACAAGATGGTAGCGGATTACGAGATAAATTAAAAGTATGTTTGCAGCATCTGAGCAAACTAAATTGGGACACTGTAGCACAAGGCGACTTAATGTTTCTCAAAAAAGACATTAAGGAAATGCAACAGGACGGCGAAGAATTAATATATTTTAAGCCTAACACACTTGCATACGCAGTTCCTAAGGATAGCGAACTTGCAAAAGAAATGTTAAGTGCAGAATTAGGCATAGTGTGGCACACAGAATATGCAGGCGGACCTAACTTAGCAGATACACAGGCTAAATTTGGGTTTGACTCTAGCAGATTAGGCAGTTCGTCTAGTGTATGGCAAACAGATGCCAACATTAAAGATGTATCAGGTACTGTTACAATGACAGCAGAAGAATCTAAAGAAGTGCTGTCAGCAATAGCCGCTGCAGATTCATACACTAAGAAAATTGGCAGAGATGTATTTAATTGGTTAGAGAAAGGTAACGATTTAGTAGGTAAAGATTTCCTACAACAACTAAAGGCCACAGTGAATAACAAGATTAGAGCAGGTGATTTAGGTTCACCTGAAAGTTTAGCAAAAGAATTTGTTGTAAAATGGATTGAAATGTCAACTAAAAAAATTGATGCTGTAAAAAGACAGGCAACAAAAGATGCTAAAACAGAAAGTATGGTTAGAACAGTAGAGTTTATAAAACAACATGCAGGAGAAATCACAGCAGTGTATGATTTATACATGATGCTGATCAAAGCAAAGTTGGTTATAATTGCTAAACTGGGTAAATTACAAAGTACACAAACTTTTGCCGCTGATGGCAATGGTTTTAAAGCAACAAGCGGAGAAGGCTTTGTTGCTATTGATAGGATGGGCAATGCGTTAAAGTTAGTCGAT